GCTCCCGAACCAATATAGACGTTCAGAGAAAGAACCTAGAACCTTCCTATAGACGTTGATAAGTGTAGTTGATAAGTAATCTCTACCGATCCTCCTAGTGATACTCCCAGCACTGTACACTCTCCGAGTGATGTTCTATATAAATATATTAAGAAAGGTATAGACAACTGATAAGATAGTTGATAAGATGCATTCCATAAAGTTGATAAGGAATAATCCAATGAATGCAGATATGATCGTTCTAATCGTTCTATGCATAATAGTTCTAAACATGATGCTATATGTATATCTAATGAGTGAATAAGCTTAGAGATAAGAATCTTGATAAGGACTCTTGATAAGAGAGTTCCTAGAAATTCCTCAAGAAAGAGGGTACAGGGGGTAAACGGGACGGGTTAGGTGGGAGAGACCCTTTCACAAATATATGTCAAATTTTGGATTCAACTATAACTTGCAAGAGAACCTTCCCACATAAGTCACCAACAGTCCTTAGTAAATTACTTTAGAATGTTAAGAATAACAGCAGCTATATCTAGCGCTTTAGAAGCCCCTGATAGCCCTTTATTAACCTTGTCCTTACCTTTGTACTCCTGAACAGAATTAACCGCCTTAGCGCTCTCTACAATGGTTCCTAGAGTACCTATTACATTTACTGCATCACTGTGCTTGATCTTCTTTAGTGCTGATAGGTTTACTTTCATTTAATTTCTCCTTTACGAATAGTACTAACTGCTTAGCAGCATTGATGACTAACCAATTATTAGCTAGTCTTTCTTTAATTTCTTGTTCTGTCATTTACGACGACCTCCAAACTTCTTAGTAGTTCCAGAACCTCTACGCATACCAGTATTAGCGAACTTACCATGTGTATATCCCATAGGATTACGTCGCCACTCTGCAATTTCCTCTTCACGACGTTTAACTGCACCAGCTTCATCATCTTTAGCTAAGAATGGTGATAGACGCTCTACTAACCGTTGTACACAGTCAGCACGGTCATCATGTACCAAACTACCTCTATCATAAGTAATGTTACCTAACTGATAGAAACAGCTATATTGGTTACGCTTTTCCATAGGATGTTGTAAGCAGTATTCCCAATCTTCTTGAATAGCTGAACTTGTCACTACTAATTTATGACGACGAGTCACAGGTGAGATAGTATCAATAATACGACGCTCTTTCTGAGTAGTAACGAAATAATCGTTCACAGCAACGCCTGAGAGCGCGCTATTAAGCTCTGAATGAGTAACCCCGTAGGATTGTAGCAGTTCAAGGAAATCTTCGTCCTGTGAGCCTTTAGAAGCCTTTAAACGCAACTTCTCAATTTGAGCTACGACTAACTGAGTAACAGTACCATGCCCCATGTTACGTTCAATATCTAAATCTTTAATACCCGACGTAACCATCTTCATGATAACCTTATTCAAGTTCTCTTCTTTTGTACCGCCCTTAAAACCACCTACCGATAGTAAGTAAATATAAGAGTTAGTAGCTGCACCTGTAGCGAATGCAATCTCATCCCCACCTGAACCAGCAGGGTCAATAATCATAACCTTATGTTCAAACGGTACAGACTTATCAGAACCAATACCCCAATACATACGAAAGGCTGTCATCGCTGGTGTTAATTCTTTATATGCTGTAGTTGGATCACATTTGTACTGAACCACCTCTGGTGCGGAATCTGTACCTGTACCAACAACAGGAATATCTGATAGTTTAATCTTGGTACGCATCTCATCAGATAATGTTGTGTCTAGCATGTACTGTAATGCAAAACCTTCTGGACCATAGTCCAACTCTTTAGATTGTAAAGTCTCTTCTCCGATGTGGTTAGGGTCAGTAGGTTGCCCTCTGTTACCTTCAATACCACCACCTGTTTGTAATTCTGGATTTTCTAATAAACGCTTCATGATCATAGGTGCAATCTCTGTACCTGATCCGTAACGTTCTAACTCTTCATTTGTAGGGTAACGACCTGTCCAAACTCGAACACTAAAACCACGACGAGGTAGTTCACGATAAATCGAGTCCTTAGTCTGAGGTGTACCTAAATACATAATGTCACCATGAATACAGATAGCTGAGAACTCACGAGTCTGTAATGCTAACTTCTCACGCTCTGTTTGAGTCATAGAGTTACGCATAACCTCAATATCGTCTGCTAACAGAAAGTCAGCACGTTTACCTGCTAACTGTGCAGAGATACCTACAGAAGATACAGAAGCGGATTTATCAATACCTTTTAGATCACAGTGAATATCATAGTTCTTAGCACTATCCCTGTCACCTCTGGTCGTATCTGGACGCATCCAACATAAAATATCCCATTGGTTAATGATACGTGTAATAATCAGTGCGATAGAGTCAGCCTGATCACTACCAGCAGATACAATCAAACAACGGTCTTTAGGACGCTGTATAAGGCGCCAGATACAATATAAAGCAGCTAAGGTACTCTTAGCCTGCCCACGCTGTGCCTGCACCATACGGTACTTATAACCATGTTGCATGTAGTCTGCAATGTCCTCCTGAATCTCCGACATCTTAAACCCGAGATAAGCCATACCTAACTCAGCAAAGTCTCGAAAACTCAGGAATAACCCTGCAAACATTAATGCGAACATTTCACGATCTTCTTTAGGGATTAACTCTGGTCTATCATTGTGTTGAGCAACATGTGCCCGTAATCTTTTAAAGCGTTCTCGGAACGTCGCATCAATCATAACAACTCCTTATTGTATAGGTCCTAACAGATCATCGAATTGACCTGATTCAACTTGTGTTACTAAAGCATCTACCTTCGCACGTTGTGCTTCCGATAGGTCTTTTAATTCTTCTTTTAATTTCTCCATACCATCTGCGGATAAGAACGTTATCGTTACGTTCTTAAAGAATGAAAATATCACAGCCACACCTGATGCAGATGGTATGGCTGCATCAGGTGTGGCTGTGATATTTTCATTCTTTAAGAACGTAACGATAACGTTCTTATCCGCAGATGCTAAAGGGTAGTCACCCTCGATAGCATCTTGGATGTCTTTAATGAACATATCCACCAACAACTCATGCAATAAGCATAAACGGCTAACACTAGCCCCTGTCTTTTTACCTGCCATAAACCCTCCTAACCAAACCACCCACAATACGCACCTTGTAGGAGTAAACATATTAAAATTATAATAGGTATAATACGCCCACCAAGACACTCAGGATCGTACCAATGCATAGAATCCTCCTATAAGCTCCGTAGAGCGCGTTCAAATATAATAGCGTACTTCGCTATAAGCTCAGCCTTATCTTTCCCATTAATGATATTACGAGCAGCTATGTACTGTTGTTTGTTGTACTTACTAACTGGACGTTTACGTCGGAATCCAACACCTGTGAACCAACCATTCAACATGCCTTTGATAGCAATCTGAATAGCAATTAATGGTTCTAGTGCTTTCTCAGGATTCTTAACCAAATCAATTCCAATAAGTTTACCAATACGTCCATAATTTTCCTCCCAAGTTAATTGTACATAACCATAACCAATGTAAGGATAGTACTTCTTAGATCGAAGGTAGCTATCCGAACCAGCTTCTTTAATCGGTTGCATAGTTCGATAGCCACTTGGTAAACCAGTCTCATGATAAATGGTAGCTAGTAAATAGGCTGCCTCTGGATAAGATAAACCAGACTCAGTAGCTTTCTTCACAATAAAGTTTATCGCATTTACTTGCGTTTGATCTAACTTACCTCCGAATAGTTCATTACGGATGATACTAAACCCGTCTTTAGTCAGAATCATTTGAAACCTTCCCTTCTAAATATTTCATAGTTCGCACTGTACCGTACCAACCAATAAAGCCAGCTACTACGTGAGCAGCGCCAGCAGTTAATGTTTCAGGTACAATGATACCTGTTAATGTACCTAAGAAGCTCATACCTACTAATGCGATAGCTGTAAAGATACCACAAAGTAGTGCTTCAATAAACGAGAATTTATTATCCTCTTTCTTAGTACGTAGTAGTGCCACTACAAAAGATGTAGCAGCAGCACCTACGATCAATTTATCTAAGCCTGACCATACATAGATCAGAACTGCATAGAACTGATCTATGATGTTCATATCGACCTCCTTCAAGGTTATAGTTAATTACAATGGGTAAATTTGACCAGCTAATGAAGCACCACTATTTAATGAGTAAATAGTCATAGTTGTGTTGGAGAATATTTGCGATGTTGAACCATATAGTGAACCACTTGCTGCAATATAACCCGACAGTCTCAATAGGTATCTTGTACCTACCCTTTCGATTGTTAATGTAGGGGTTGTAAAATGCTTCGATAAGCTAACATTGTTAACCGTATCAATAACACCACCTTCCAGTTGAGTAAAACCAGTCAGAGATGCAGCAACATAAACATCGGTTGCTGCTCCTGTTCCGATACCCTCAGAGCCTTGTACAACTAAAGAAACCTTAGCAACAGCAGCACCTAACACGACATTATTTGCAGTCTTCATTTGCATGAATATATTCATATCGGCTGTACACGCCCTTGCTGACTGACTTACCAAATTAGATATCAGACTTGTATCTACTTCTGCAATAGTATGTACACCTCCAACCAAATTAGTTGAGCTTAAAAAAGCCTTCCTTGACAAATCAAAACTCACACGAGCCTCGGTGTGTAGTTTTGGAGCTTGGTGTCTTTGACGTGCTGCTGTTGTGCTGAATGAGTTACCGAACTGAGTAACAACCTGACCACCTGACCACATTCTGTACGCATTTGTCCAGTTACCAACGAAAGTTGGTGCTGCTAAAACATCTAAACTAGTACCACTTAAAGACGCGTTAAACTTAACGTCAGCATAGTTAACATCTGTCTTGTAAGCTGTTGCAGCACCAAATTGGTTCCCGATAAAGGTTACACCACTGGAATAACCTGTCGTCCCCACCTTTCCTAACTCGATCAAGCATTTCATTGTCGGCATATCACCAGCACTGTTACCTTCAAAGTAGTTTCCAATAAATGTACCAGCATAAACAGCTCCAAGCTTGGCAAATACCCCACTAGACTCCCATAGGTTCCTATCGCAACGGATAACGTTTACAGCTGGGCTACCATCTCCATCAAGATACACGCCACCATAACAGGACTCGCCAAAGTTGTGACTAACCGTAACGTTAAAGCCACGCTTAGAATCAATGATACGGTTGCAAAGTGCTAAGTGGTTCCCTTCAATCGTTACAGATTGAACATAACCTGTTGTTTCATTTCTGCGCGGTTGTGTGGCTCTAACCAGCGCTGATATTCGCAAATATCGACCACCTTTCATATTAACGTTATAAAGACGATCACCATTAATAACGACAGATTGACTTGTTCCGTCGCCCTGAAATCTCAAACCACGCCCGATTTCAAGAGCTGCTGTATATAGGTCATCGGTTGATGTTTCTAACCCTATTGATCTCTTTGATGTAAAAATTCCTGTATTTGAGTAAACCCAAACCCTAGCCCCATCTCCGCAGATTTCCATTAGCATGTCGCCAACGATACTATTAGTTGGCAGTCCAACAGGTGTCATCATTTTAAAATTTCGATCAGCGTTACCAAACCAAACTCGACCATAAGAAATATCAATGGCTTTTTGCACCTGTGGCGAACAATCAATAGCTGCGGTATAGTCAGCACCAAACCAACATGGGTCAGCGTGGCTGTTCCATTGACGCTTCCATCGCGTACCGTCTGTACCAACCAGTATTGTACCATCATTATCAACGCTTGTTGTATCAGCTTTATCAGCTTTAAAGAATCCACCGCCATGAATATATGTAGCAGTCCGTTGAGTCACATATACAGATTGACCGTCTTGTACATTATGTAAAACTCTTAGGTCTGCAAAGTACTTAACCTTTATAAGATCATTAATATCTTGCTGAGTTAACCCACTAGCATCTATAACCTTGTCTGCACTTCGGGCTACTTGAGCAGCTTCCTCGGCAGCAGATGCTGCCTCTTGAGCAGCTTCACTAGCTTCTTGTGCTTGTTGCAAAGCTTCTTGTAAACCGTGTACAAGCGGTAGTACATCACCACGTAGTTTAATAAAGCCATCACGTACCTCTTGCTGTGAGTGTACGATCTGTTTAAAATCTGCATCCACATTCTGGTCAATGAACAATGCACCTGCATCAAAGATGTACTTCATCTTATCAATGTCAGTCTCACGTTCAATACGAACAGTACCTTCTGGAATAGCAGGTTCAACTTTTAGAGTAACAGCATTAACTTGAGATACAGTGTACCCCAAGTCCTCAACTGCTACGTCATTAAGAAAGACATGTACAGCATCATATTTCTCATCATATTCAAAACTGATAGGGAAAAGATCTGTAGGTGTAGTCACCACTGTCTCTGTAAATGAGCGTAGTATATTCATAAATTATCAATCCTCAAAAGCTAATGCCAAAGCATCTAACAATACTGCTGAGTTAGCAATACTATTTTTCTTTAGCGTAATTAAGTCTGGCTCTCCTGTAGCCAGTTCACTCACAAAATTCCATGTTTTACCTAACGGGGCTAAAGCTGTTACTGAGCTTTGATCCACACCTCCAATAAGCATCTCTAATGGGTAGTTCCAAGAACCCAAAGCACTCATAGTCTTAACTGTCATCTTAGCAAGGTCATCATCAGGCTCCTTACCATTACGTACATTAATTGCTGCACCTACTAACATAGCTGCTGGCATTTGCGCTACCATTAGCAAAGCTAGACCTACAGCACCATCACGGTTTAATGTACGACGTAGTACTTTCTGTTGCATAGCAAATGCATAACGCATGTACGGGAAGACAACCTTACCCATAGTACTATGTTCAAGGATACTAGGTATTTCACCCTTCTGGATATTAAATGCTAAGTTATCAGATTCATTGAAAATCTTCTGTTCAAGAGCAACACGGGTAGCGTTAGACCAAGAGTCGATATTACCACCCTTAGCTTTCCATTCAGTTTGGATAGCGCTAAGCAGTTCATCAGATACCTTCATCTTGTTCTTCATGTACTTAATATCACGAGCATTACCATTAGCAACACCACGTAGTACATCACCATACACACCCATTAACATACCAATCTGGAATCGTTTAAGATACTCGGATAAGTTTAGGAAACGTGTACTCTGGCTATAATATTGAGCAGCCTCATGAATACCATTAGATACTGAATAACCATCTGAATAGTGACTCATGAAGTTCTTCCATCGTGAAGGTGCAATAAGTTTACCTGTGAAGATGTCCTCCAACGTTTTAGCCTCAGTAGTACTAAACCCTTTCATACCTTTAACAGCAGTCTTTAGACCACGATAGATATGTGGGAAGCTACGTACTACACCAGTCTTATAAACCTGAGTTGCTACGTCGATAATACCGTATAAACCTGAGTTAGCCAATAACATCATATCTGCTACCGCTTGAGATGTACGTAAAGCTTCTGGTGCAGCTTCTCCGATAGGACGACCTAGTAAGTCATCACGGACTGCTTGAAAGAACTTACGTGCTTTCTGTGGGTCTTGTCCTTTAGGTAGTTTATCTAAGTACGAGGTTAATAGATTATCTAACTCTGCCTCAGACTTAATACCGTACTGCGCTAGACCATTGCGAGCAGCCATACGACGTGAATATTCTTCAAGATTACCAAAGGTACTAGAATCTGTTAAGTCTTTCATACCGAATGTTTTGCCAGTACTGGACTTATAAGTCATATTCCAATCCCAATCCATACGTTTACGTAGGTTCTTAGGTTGACCTTGAGCATCTTTAGAAGCCTCAAACATACGAGCAGTTACACCACTAGCATCTTCGTTACTTAAACCTGCACGAGTAAGTACATTATGAATCTGTTCCTTAGTCATACCTGTGGTTGCTACCTCAGATAAGTTCCGAGCAGCGTCACGTTGCGTTTGTAAGAAGTGTTGTCCAACTTGCTTCTCAGTTAATTTGAAATTACCTTTAGGGTTTAACAGTTCAGGGTAGATACGCGTAATCTGTTTACCGTAGAAATGAGCAATATCATCCCACGAACCTAACTTACGACTTTCGACCGCATCTAATATACGATCATAACTATGACGTACAGGCATATACGTACTACGACGCACAATCTGATCAGCACCTTCTGCTTCTAAGAATCCTACCGCTTTAGCATCATCCAGTACGCGTGTAGCAAAACCTGAATCAATATAGGTTCGCATAACACGTTGCATACTTGGATGCGGTTCAATAGTATTAATAAGTTGCTTGATAGTTGCATCAGAAGGTACTTGTCCTAATTGCTCTGTTAGCTCTAAGACTTTAGCGTCTAAGCGTTGCATAGACTCTTGGAACTTCTCCATTGTTTCCTGTGTGGCTCTACCATACGATCCATTATTTCTAGTAATAGGATTAGGTTTAACCAATGTAATTTCAGCTACAGCATCACTTAAATCTTTCTCTAAACCAGCCAAACGCCATGAATAGTTATTTAAGTAAGCTGCTTGTGCCGTAGCTACATCATCACCGTTGTTGTGTACACCTGTTAATAAACGATTAACTATTGTGGAGTTATCACCTTGAGTCAAATAATAAAGTTTATCATAAGAACTAGATAACTCTGCTAACCAACCATGTTTTTTAATTATATCGGAAGGTGTGCCACTCGGTGTACTAATAGGCATAGATGTAGATTTAATAATATCTTCTTTAGCAGCCTCTAAAGATTGTTGTACATGTGGTTCGATGAGATGATCTGTAGAACCTAAACTTTTAAGTTCAGCACTGATAGCATCATCAAGATGTTGTACAGGTTTAATAGCACGTAAACCAGCACCTAGACCAAACGTAATGGAATCCATAAAACGTTCGTCCTCAGATCGAATAGATTGATCCTCTAATGCTACGTTTACACCATAAGCTGCACCTGCTGCCGTAGCTGCCTGTGCTGCACGTACACCAACTTGAGCCATACGTGAACCTTTAGCTGCCCAACCTAAATAAGGGATAGCTGCTAAAGGTAAGTCGATGTCAATAAGATTAGCTGCGATACCCGTAATAGGATTCTCTGCTAATGCTTTAGCATCTTCACGTTTAGAAACGATACGCTCTGTACGACTTTTCCAATCTTCGTAGTTTACTGCTTTGTTAAGATATTCCGCTTCATCTGCATGTTGCATACCCCAATCTTTAAAGAACTGATCTGTAAATTCGTCAGGTGTAAAGTTAGGGTCGCGGTCATATCTTAATTTGTCCATACCACTACGTAACCAATCTCGTCCAGTAGGTGCAAATCCTGCGATAGCTGTGTCCAATATAGATGGAGGTGTTTCTCGCTCTAAGCTCTCTAACTGTTGAGTCTCGGTAGTAAGGTCAACTTCATCAGCTTGACCTTGTGGTTGTGTGTTTATAACATGATTAATTTTAGGTGCATTACCAGCAGGAACAATAGGTAGTTCAGGCTGAACCTCTGGTAACAATTTAGATTCTTGTGTTCCTGTAAAAAGTCCAGCCATAATATCCTCCTATCGTTTACCTTGTGCTGTAAAATGTTGACGTAGCGCGTCTCGGTAGAAACGGTTACGTTGATGTTTCTCTCGTTTATCTTGTGTATTACCACCTGCTGAATAGATAAGCATACTCTTAAGAATGCGTAATCCATCTGCATAGGTAGGTGCGTTCATAGCTCTGGTAATAGTATCTGCTGCACCACCACCACCATGCCACCATGCGTCTGCTAATAGCATAACAGATTGTTTATACTGTGGCGGGTAAGGGGCTGCTGTTGGAACAGGTACACCGACTTTAGCTAGACGATTACCCATACCGTTAAAGTACTCATTGAAGAAGTCTGCCTCCACTTTCATAATACCTTGTGGATCACCTGCTACTGCATCAAACTTAGCTTTCCATTTAGGGTGCTTATCCATACGAATACCATGTCCATACACATTACCAGAACTTGCACCACCTACACCTTTAACAAAAGATTGTTGGGCTGCGAAAGATTCGAATGTATTGAAGTTACTTACTAACTGTGTAGCTAATCCGATATTACCATTGAACATACCCGCCATGTTAGCTGGGATACGGACGGTACTTGTACCACCACCAATACGTTTAAGTGGGAATGTACCTAGACTACCATTACTATTGATAGTAACAGGTCTAGCACGACCACCAGACATAGCACCACCGTAGCGACGCATATTCTCACCATATAACGTATTTGAAGGTCCAGTAACTAAACCACCTGAATAAGTCTTAGTAGCAGCTAATTGCTTACTACCACGATTACTATATTCCTTAGCCATATCGTTACGTAGACGGTTCATTGTAATCTGTGCGCCTTGCATACCTGCAACACCTGACACGTTTACTAGCTTACCTTCTTTGTCATAAGCTTGGAAATATAGACCTGTACCACCCTCATCAGAAGATACAACAATATCCTCTGGTCGGGTCTTAAGACTCTTAGCAATCTCTTGACGGTAGTTATCTACCACTATACCTAACAGATCAGAACTTAAAGGAACTCCGTTATCTGACTTCATACCCTTTACCACATTAGCAGCATTAGGTGTTAAGACAGTACTAGCATAACCTTTAGGTGATTTCTGTAGCATACCTAAAGCCTCCATGTTAGCCATAAGAAGTTCAGGACTAGCTGTGGTAGTACTTGGCGCCAACTGGAACTTACCAGCTTTAGCAGCAACAATAATAGCATTAAGTTGTGAATCTTTAACAGCAGATTTCTGACTATTCCAGAAGCCACCACCATGACCACGACTAAACCATTTATCTAATTTAGTTGTATCAGTTGTTAATGCAGTTGTCGCTTTATCAATGTTCTCATAACGAACTTGACGATTAACGGGATTACGTACTAATTCACGAGCATCAGTCATACGACCGCCATTACGCCATAACTGCTCTACTGCGCCACGATATTCTTCTGGAACACCTGCAAGTAACTGTGCAGCACGTGCTGGGTTTGTTTGTGAATAATTGCGGTACATACCTGCCATTGTATTAAATACTTGTTCACGGTTCTTATAGTAAGGGTCTTTCTCAGCCTCAGCTTGAGTCATACCCATAAAACCTGTAAATTGTGAACTAGCGTACTCAGCGCCTTTCTTAGCTAATTCTGGTACATCTGTCTTACCTGAGAAGGCATGGTTAATCATAGCCATACCACCTTGTAAAACATCACCATTAGCTTCTCGTAGATGCTTCTGTGTCCAAAGGTTTACAAACGTATCTTCACCCTTACCTGTACTTGCAATAAAATCAATCATGTCAGGGAATTGATCAATAGTGTTAATATCAATGTCTGCATTCATAACCTTATTATGTTGAGCTACATAGGAGTTAGTTAATTGACGAGTCAAAGCTGTTTTCTTATCCTCACTCAAATTAGGGTCATTATAAATAGCATGCATCTGCTCATTATAATCATCAGAATCTAAAGGAATTTCACCTACTTCAACACTAGCAATATACTCAGTAACTTTACGATCTGCCATAGTATCATTGTAATTAGTAATACCTACATGAATATCATCTGCAATCTTACGTACACCTGTAAGGGTATCTAGATCAACATATCCTTTAGTATAAGCATGATCTACCATACCACGTAGTTTATTTACCACTTGATCTGCACCTTGTGCTGTAGGATCAATTTGTTGCCCGATAAACTTAAACGCACTTGCGATTTCACCCTGTGCTGATTTAGTAGCCTCTTCTAATGTTAAATTAGGATCAGCAGTCATCTTAGCAGCTACAGAACGATTCACGTATGCATATGTAAGTACATCTAATTCATCACCACTTAACTCTGTAGTACGTAATGTGTTTACATAGTTAGCCTGCAATGTTAATGTACTCTGATAAGCTTTATCAATAGCAACACGTTGTTGTGTATCTTTAATAGTTTTCTGATAGACAGCGTTCTCTTTTAAACCTTCCTTATAAAGATGTTCTTTAAAGTCAGCATCAAGATCACTGTTATAAATAGCATCTGTGTACTGAGTTAAATACTCTTTACCTACTTGGTACATCTCATCTGAGCTTGCACCACTATCTGCCATCTCTTTAATACGTGCATTGAATTGTTGGAGTTGTTGTGCTTGTGTAGCTACTAATTTCTGGTATTCTTTACCTTGATTATAGTATTTACCATCAAGCCAATTCACTTCTCGCTGTACGTCATTCATTTGATCACTACGACCTAATGCAATAAGACGATCAGCATTTTCCTTATTATATGTTTGTAAAGCTTTGTCCGCAGCAGGTAATATGTCTTGCATAAAGCTACTCAATGCATTACCTTCTGCTGGACGTTCGATAGCTTGTAAATTACTTACTTGTACATCACGTACATTTGGCATCTGAATTTGAGTAGCCATATACCCTCCATATTACGCTGTTAATGATCCTGCCGAACTTGTACCAATAGCAGAACCAGATTTACCAAATGATCCAAAATCGGATAATCCTGATAAACCACCACCTGTGGAACTCATTGTAGTAGTTCCTGTAGAACCACCTTTATATTGTTGGTACATATCCATACCTTGTTTAAACATCCCTGCATAATCTACCTTAGATGTCTCAGCTTTACTACGACGTAAAGAACCTGCTGCACGGTTTACAACCTCATTAATTTGAGTGTTGTAGTTATCCACACCAACTTCCCAATCAATCCACACTTGTCGTGTAGCTTGTTGAACTTGTCTATCTAAAGTACTCTTAAGAGCATCAGCACTTGCACCAATAATATCTGCTGCACCGAATGCTGCATTAAACTGAGAAGCTGCTACTTGACCTTGTGTCCGATAAGAGTCAAGTGCTTGGGCTGTTCGTAAGTTCTCTACATTACGTTGACGATCCATATCGAATAACGTAGAACCTAAGTTGTGTACTACTTGTTTGTTGTATGCTTTTAAGGCTGCTAAATCCTTATCAGGGGTTAGTAATCCTAAAACACCTCCAATAATAGCACCATAGGCTGCACCATAAGGACCGAAATTACTCCCTATGGATGCACCTGTTTGTGCGCCCTGCATACCACCTTGCATGTTCATAGCCATTATAAATGTCTCCGTCCTCTGTTCGGTACACGGATATTATAACTAGCGCTAATGATATTTAATTCAGTTGTACCTTTAGTACGTACACTAAACTCAGTGGAACTTAATAACGTACCACAAGAGAACTTAACATCACTAACTGTATTTACTCTCGTATACCCTAGTTGTGCCTCCGACCAAGCCTGTGCGGATGTTTCACCATCAAACACATCACCATAGGCATCAGAAACATGGTACTCAAACTCACCTGTACCTTTGAATGTCATTGTAAGATCAACTACTGTGCTGTTACTACCAGCAACTACTCGACCTTTATCATCTTTAACAAAAGGAGGTGTTAGTGTGAGTGAACTTTCATAAGGTACACCTAGATAAATACGTCCATTGAATTGACACTTAATCTTAGTACCCTCTATCTCATATTGAACCATAGCATGACGCATAGTCTCAGAACTATATACCGCAGCTACTAACTCACCTTCTGGTAAGAACTCAGGTAACGTACCTTCACCATCCACAATATCTACGTATTGGTAAATGTCTAAGAATGGGATAGGTTTATTGTCTAGTTGGTTCAGCTGTACGTTAATAGTACCAACCACTAAATCATCACCCACATCCATAAATAGTACTAAATACTCTTGTAGAAATTGTACGTGAAGTACATCGTAAGGTAATTCCCATTTATGGAAGCTCATTAACGGACGATCTTCCCCTGCCCATAAATATTGATGTACAAGTAACTCTCTCTGGTCTGAACTGAACACTGCCATATTATCAGTAGTACTACCTGTGATTGAAGTACAAACACCTGTAGCATATAACGGAATATGGTCTGCTAAGTTCTGTGCATAGTACTGTGCATCTGAGTAAGCATTAGGGATCATCTCACCAACTTGATAGTAATCTGTACCACGTTGATATGTATAATACAAACTACGTGACACGACCTGTGGTTCACTAGCCATACTAATGTTAGCTTTTGAACTTGGGTAGATAACAGCCGTCTTAGGTGTAAGTACAGTACTATTGGCTGGGATAACAGCTTGTTGGTTCTGAGACAATAAAACTAAGTCTTTATTGTACGGAACAGCATACTCAAACTGTGCCGAGCTTAGAGCAGTACTGGACACCTCAATTGGATCATCATCCTGTAATTCCTCTACAGTAGTACGCATATATACATTAAAGTCTGCTGTAGCGCTCATATTAACGTATGAACCACTAAGCAGTACTAAACGTGATTGGTATGCACTAATACCTGTAATACCAAAATCCACAAACTTAGGTAATGGGTTATTATCGTCATCACCTGCTGTACGTGGTTGAATATCTAGGCTTTTAACTTGGATAGTATCAGTATCATCAAAGTACCAGTAAATAGGTTCGTTAGTGAACTTGTATGGTGCTTCATAGATACCACACTCTTTCCAAGTACTTGTAGTAGCATTGTATTGGTAATAAGCGGAGTTGCCTACTGTACCTACCGCAATAATATACTTATCTAAGATGTTAGGTAGGTTAGCAATAATATCCTGTTTACCTTGTACACGACTAGAATTACTCGTCTGAATATAAGTACTACCTGTACCAGACTCAATTACTAGTAAGTTTGTATCTGTAGCAGACTTAGCTTTAAGTGCAACCGTACTACCTTCTCGTACAACGTCATAACGTGCGTTAAGAGTAGCATCTGCTTTAAGCTTAGTCTCCATCTCAGTAGCTACCCATTCAGGAGTAGCTTGCCATGCTTCACTACCCGATGTACCCACACCAAAGCTCAAGGTATAAGAACCTGATTTGATGTCTACTGAATACATCTTAGAGAACTGACCAGAACGAATACTGATATAACCCATTGTACTTGGATTAGGTGTTGGGTTAGTACCACCTGTAGGTGTCTTAGTAATAACTTGTTCTGTATTTAATATAAAGCAATTATTACGTGAGACTGTACTACGGATACTAGCCTTACCATTGGAAGCCTTAAGATAATCTGTTTGATGTGCTTTAAGTAAGAAACCATCAAAATTATAAATCTTCAAAGTACCTGTAACCGTGTCTATGATCATAATGTAATTAACACCATTGATGTCAATTAAACGTATATAGCTACTATTAGGAATACCTGCTAACTTGGTTTGGAATTTAACCCCACCACGTCTACGTAAACCTGTTACAGCATCAGATAATAAATTAAGCTGTGCGCCTAATTGTCCGTCACTACGCTCTTGAGGTGTTTGCTGTGATACACCTTTCAAGAATGACGGGTACACGCCCTCAAGAATCATAATAACTCCTATCGTCTTAAATATCGTTGGAAGCGACTACGACGCATAGCTGCATCAGTACTGTTCCATTTACGATTACGCATATTCTCTTGAACTAATAATAAACGGTTAGCTTCTTTACGTTCTGTCATAAGTTGAATAGAGTTCTCCATACCATAATCAGAGACGTATACCTCAATACCTGCTAAATACGTAATGTACTGTGCAGCATATTCTGGTAGTTCTTCAAATGGGTAATCATAGATAACCTTAACTTTAACAGGTCCAGTAAAGTACCGTGTGTCATTATCAATATCATACAGTTTAGGACCACGTTTAGCTACATGTTTGGTAACACCATAAATAGCTAATGTATTAAGCGGTACATCAATTGTCTTGTCTGTGTTTAACAATAGTACCTTATTAGGAACTTCGTTAAACCAGTGACCCTCTGTAAGTACACTCTTACGTTGTCGATCAATAGCTGCAACGATACGAGATACTGTAGGGTTCCGTGAATCTTCTACACGCGTAATAACATGCTGTCCTAAATAAGGTAGGATAGCATTTACAGCTTCAAGTAGAGTCATAAGTACATCCTCCTTGTTATGTTAATTTACTTTAAGATATGATCGGCAACGTGCGAATAGTTGCATTCAAGACCAGTCATCTTGATTACAGGCTCTGTGTCGCCCACAGATTCGATCATATCTTAAAGTAAACCCTTTCGAGTTTACGAGGTCGGTGTAGTGTTAGTTTTAATAACGGCTACATCAGCCTTAATTGTTGCTGTGTCGGTCTTAACAGTACCAACATCTGTTTTGATTGTATTGGTATTCGTATTAATAGTTCCTACGTTAGTCTTAACTGTAGCAATCTCTGTCTTGTTCGAATCCACAACCGTCTTAACTGCTGCAACCGCAGTCTTTATTTCATCAATAGAAGCTTGAATAGCACCCAACTGTGGATCAGATGAACCACCTGTGATAGCTTCTGAAACAATCGGTGGACCAATAGCACCAGCCATATCACCTCCTATTACTCAGCTTTAGCTGCTGTCTTAGAACGTGTTGGGGCTTTATCCTGTTCTTCTACCTTAGCCTGTAACGCACGTACCTGCTCTAATAAAGCAGCCATCTGTGCTTGTGTATCTGCGATAGCTGTATCCTCAGAAGTTTGAGTTAATGCTAAAGATATGATTGGTTCACATAATGCACCTGCCATAGTTTGAATCTCCTAAGTAGAAAGGAGAGCCGTTAAGCCCTCCATGTTATTATTATTAAGGTGTAACTTGTTCAGTAATACGAACAACACCAACTGTGTCTGGACGACGTACATCTACAGTGAACATAGAGTAGCAGTCAAGAATCTTAGATTTAGAACGTGGATCATACCACGGCTCAACAGTCCATTCCTGAGCAGTTACAGTCACAAGAGATAACGCTTTAGAGAAGATGATCATACGACCTTTAATCTCATCAGCAGTTACGTCAAATGCGTTACCATTCTCAGTAGTAGATAAACCGTGACCAGTGATAGCTGCTGTAGGGAATGCAGTATTCTCTACTACAGGGATACCGTTCACATTAACCACACGACGGTTAGCAAAGTCACCGTTTTCTGCTGTGTAATCCTTGTTGATTAACTTAGGATGATGTAACAACGCTGAGAACGTATCTACGTCAACTAAAGTAACCATATCCTGTAAAGGTACACGACGTTTAGCTAATGTATCACGAGCCTTAGCATGAGCTTTAACAAGTGCAGAAGCATTTTGCTCTAACTCAGCATCAGTTAAGTTATCACCACCTTTAAGCGTTACAGGAACGAAGAAGCCGTCGTGGAACTCACCATGCTCTTTCAAGTGCGCTGGTGCTGTCCAAGCTGGGGCTTTCTGTAAACGGATGATATGTGCTTGGTCGTACTCTAAACCAAAAGTAGTACCGTTGTTACGTCCCATCTCAGTCCAGAAGCTAGGTGCAGTCCATTCATCCATCTTATCGACAGGGTTACGAATGTAAAGCATAGCCTCTACAACTACGTTAAGTTTATCAGACTTAACACGTTGGTCGAGAATATCTTCACCAGATTGACGATACAATGCTTGAGAAGCACCTAAACGGTCAATACGGATTTGGTTAGAACGTTCAGCCACAGATTTCTGTGTTGATAACGATTTGAAAATTTGTGTATACTCGAACTGAGTATCTACCGTACCTTCATAAATTTCTAAATGTTGGTCGATGTTAGATTCATCACCACCCCAATGAAAGCGTGTTGAACCGTCTGCGAAGTAATTAGCACCTGCCATATTATAAATCTCCTATTAAATACCTTGTTGTTTACCTAAAGCACGACGACGCTGTAGATCAGCAATCTTTAGTTGTGCTTCTTTATTTGAGTATAATTGATGTCCATATTGACGATCTAATTTACCCCACTCGACCAAGAACTCTTGGTGTGACATAGCTTTACTGCCTGTACCACCAGTGCTGCCATCGATCAATGCACCGTTGTTAGAATTAACTAACCCAGCACCGCGAACATGGTTCATAATAACTTGGATAGCTTCATCTTGTTTACCGATACTCTCAAGGTAGATGGCGTAACCACGTACATCTTGAGGTGCGGATGTGTTAAAACTGTTAATAGCTTCTTGCCATTGCTCAGCACCACCAGCAGCAGCATGTGCTTTCTGTGTGATCTGTGCTTTAAGTTGCGTAGCATGTTGATAAGCTGCACGAGCCGTAGCTACCACCTGTGCTGCAATATTAGGTTCTAAACCTTTAGTTAATGTTGCAATATCAATTAAGTCAGCATTACCGTACTGTACAGCATTCTTAATAGCTGCTCCGAACGCTTCTTCACTTAATCCAGCATTAGCCGATACAACCTTAATGCTAACATCCAACGGACTATCACCTGCGAAATCTTCTGGTGTATATACCTTAGCTGGCTGAGTAGGCGTTTTATCTTCAACTGGTGCAGGTGTTGGATTACCTTGTGGTGCTTGGTAAGCTTGGTTCTGTTGGAACCCGAATTGACCCTGATTAAAGTTAGGATTAAATTGCTGTTGGAAGTTACCTTGACCACCTTGATTAAATTCTTGTGGTGTTGGATTACCTTGTCCACCTTGTGGTGTATTTTCTTGAGGGTTTCCTTGACCACCTGTATTAAATTCACTCATAAATACTCCTATTGAATACCTGCTGCCAATTGAGCAGCCTGTGTATTTTCTAATTGATTACCACCTAACTGTGCGCCAGCTTGTTGTATTACTTGTTGTCGCTGTGCCTCTGCTGCACGTTGTTCTTCCATAGCCTTAGCTCTCATTTCTTCTTCGCTGTATGTAATCTCTGAAATATCAATACCATTAGAAAGTAGAATCTTATCTACAATAGCATCAAGATTAAATCGTTTACTTACTTGTGAGAATACTTGGGCAACTGTAGCAATCTCATTCGCTGCTACTAATAAAGCTTGGTTCTCTGAACTACGTGATAATGCTTGTAAACCAGTTAGAATATTTAATTCGATTTCTTGTCTATCAATCGCCTGAATAAAGTCTTTACGAACTTCATAAAGTAATAGATATGCTAAAGGTAAATGCATATTCTGAGATAGTTGTGAGTACACACCACCGAGGACTTGCTCTGCTTCATCAGCATTACGTGCAATCTCATAGGCTGTTACACGATCACCTTCTCGCATATTACCTGTGTACATGAACGCTACGTTTAGACGTTGCATAATAGCTTCTAAACCTAACCGAATCTCATTCATCTTTTGGAATGATCCAGATTCATAGTTCTGTACAGCATTAACGTTACCACTAATCCAATCACCGTTACGTGAGTTCACAGCAGATTCTACATCAAAACCACCCTGTGCATTATATACATGACGGATAATTAATGACTCAATCTGGTACTCTGTTAAACCTTGTGAGAGTTCAGATAACTTAGCAAAGTCACCTGCGTACTCTTCTACGTAACCACGACCATAAGCATCACCATTCATATAACTCCACGTTACAGGAATATACGGACATAGCTTATCTCGATAGATTTCATAGTTTGGTAAGCGTACACCATCTATTTCTTGTGTAATCTTCCATGATATTACTCCATTGATATTACGCTTACGGATTCTAGTATAAAGATCAAGGGTTTCGTCCTCGTTACGATCTTGTAGTAGTTCCTGAGTCTCAGCATCTAATTCCCGATAACGTTTAGGTTCTCGTGTGATGATCTCAAGTACTTCCCCTACATTGTTGCGTAGTAATGCATAATTCTTTAAACTAAAAACACGTAGGCGATTATCTCTACGAAGTAATAAAACTTCACCAGTGATAATAAGTAAACGCAGTGCTTGCACGATCTGTGCATAAGATGCGTTAAAGAATAAACGACGACAAGCTTTGTTCTCTAAGTCAATAAGGGTACTTGTACCACGCTTATCAACTAAGTCTTTCAACTCTTGACTAGGTTCGATTCTAAAGAAAGATGTGCTTACGGGAAATAACGTACTCGCTAAACGTGACGCTAACCGATTCACTAGATATGCACCTACACTTTGGTAGTCATGCTCAATCTCAGCATTTCCATTATCTACCGTAATCTCACCTGTCGGGAACACGCTAGGTAGAGTCCAAAGTGCATACATTTCTAATCTTGTTTTTAAAGAATCGTCCGTGTATTCATCGTACAAAGCTCGAATAGTCTTTGTAAAATCATTTCCTTTGGACTTCATAAAACCTCCTAATAAGCATTAATCCCTAAGCTTGAATAACCACCTGTAGGTCGTTTCTTACGAGGACCATCTGCACCTGTGAAGGTAGTACCTCCTGTATCATCAAATTGTGTTACTTCTTTCTGTTCGTTAGCCTGTTGGAGTTTTTGAGCTTCTGCTTGACGACGCATTTCTTCCTCATACTTCTTTCCGAGGTCATCCTGCCCACCAATACCAAAGATACTCATAACACTACCTAAAGCTTTACTTAACCAGCTCATCGTTTAATCTCCTTACGGACCAATGTAGGACCTTGTTGGTTAATTAATGTTTGTATCTTATACATTACACTACGTTGACCAGCTTTATAGGTTAATTCTTCTGGTGTAAGTAGTTCTGTATTCTCTGCAAAACAATACTTATCTAAGTAATCATATTGCTCTTGAGTGAATAATGGAATGTCTCTTGCACTCATTCCTTCTCTCCTTCTATAAGTGTAACTTCAAATAAGGTTCTTCCCTTCTATAAGTGTAACTTCAAAAAAAAAGCCCACATACTTTCGAGTATGTGGGCTATGTTTAACCAAACATATAGCGTGATTTAGAAATTTCCTGTAAATCAAGATTACCTTTAGTAGGCAGTTCATATTCCTTAGGATCAATCGCATTGAACTTTAAGAAATCTTCAATATCAAACTGATCATACATATCAATAAATGTTTTACGTAGTGATATGTGCATAGCCTCGACATCACTAGGATGGGTTGCAAATGAATCATGAATCGGTAGAACTTGTCCTTCAAAGTCTAGAATAGTTAAACATAAGTGACTGCTATCCATACTATGTACAAAATTAGGTACAATGCCGTTAGCTGCTCTTAAGGTATTATATTGGTTATCTGGATAACTATAAGCAATTCTAGAGATTCCCATCGAACGAATTGCTACAAGTTTAGTCACCATACCTTCTGCCCAATTCACAACAGGAACACCTACTGGACTAAACCAACGCATAGCATCAGCTTTATTTTTACGTACAACATTCTGCAAGTAGTTCATCATCTCAGCAGCTTTAGGTACAGTATCTTCGACACCTTTACGTAATGCCTTACCAACTGGTTTAGCTAATCGGTTGTAAGTAAAGACTGTCTTACCATCTAACTGAATCTCATCCATACCTGCTTCATACATATCATTAGCTAAGCCTTGAATAGTTGATAATAATTTCGAACCGTATACGTAAGTCATCACAGGTTTCTTCGCCATATTACGACTAATAGGTTTATCCACCCAATACTGACGTACAGCAGGAGAATCAGCTAATTCTAGTTTAGACTCATCTGCTATGTGCGCTACACGCATATAAATATCAGACTTCTGCTCTTCACCGTTGTCTAATAAGTTCGTGTAAAGTCCACCAACTTCATCTCTAGTAAGAGCCGAGAGATGTTGGAGTCCTGAACAAGTTGCGTCCATAGCAACGGGGACATGACAAACGTAAGTGGTGGGGTCGGGAAGTGCGAGGGCACTTTGGAGAGCAAGACCTGCTTGTAATAAGGTAAATGCTGTGTCTGGTTCGGGTGCATCCACATCGAAAGGGTTATTAATGAAGTTCTTAATATAGTTCCAGTTATCATCACACCACTTCTCCTTCAAGTCTGGATCATGTTTATCATAACCACAACAGTTTGCAACATGAATCTTTAACCATTTAAGTCCTGTTTTACCTAGAGGTTTACCCTCTGCAAACTCAAGGCAACCTTTAATACAATCGTTTGACTGCGGGTTAATACTGCTACGGAAATAAAGACGACCTCTCCAATCAATAAATGTTGGAAAGTACAAACGTTCTTCGTCCTGATATTTAACCAGTTCTTGAATACGACTTAAGATACCATGTTGACGACCAACACGTTTAGCTTCTTGTGTGTACCATGAACTCATTAAACCTTTCCAGAATTGGAACTGATCTAATTCTTCCGCAGTAGCTTCTGACTTTAACCAATCCTCAGTAAATGGAAATGCAGGTTTCGGTGCAGGTTGATAGCTTGGTAAACCTAAAATACCTACACGCATAGCAACTGCTTTACGTAAGATTGCTAAGATGTCTTTATTGATCCTGTAAGGTACAGACTGTGCTTTATTCATTGCAGCCTTAACTAGCTCTGCACCATTGTTTAAGTTATCAATAACCCAATGCTTGTGCTCTTTCTTAATAAAGCGAATACCACACATAGGTGAGTTATGTTTAAACCATTCAGTTAAATATCCACCGTTATACTGACCTTCCCAATCCATAGGTTTGATCAACATAGGAGGATATTTAACAACTGCTCTCGCTGCACTCGCTGCATCCTGAAAGTGCTTCGCTAAGGGTTCAGAAGCTTTAATGTGATACATGCCACTATCCAGTTTAGCCCATTGGAATAATCCTGTAGCGTCATATAAACAACTTACCAACAACTTAGCTACACCTATGCGCTCTTCTTGTGACCACTGTTCCCAATCTAGTTGAATAGCTTTAGAACCTGCTAAGAATGTACGATACCGATGAGTAACTGATTTTGTACCTGTGTTGTCTAAATACTGGATAGTCTTGTCAGTATATGCAGGGTTTAACTCTTGCATAAATACCAACATAGACTCTGACTCAAAGGCTTTAGCTAATAGGATACGACCTGTACCTACGTCCGCAGCACGTCCTTGTTGATATGCATCTAGTACCTGCTTCTGACCAGCAATGATACTATCGTGACTGTATGATTCTTCAAGAGCTACTTGGCGTTGGTATAGATCAGACATTATATCTCCTAAACTTTAATTTTGTTTACTAACTGTTGAACTTTACGTTTGAGGTCTTCAATAGAACCATCATTATGAATTACATAATCTACATAATCGTAAGGGTTATCTGATAGCTGTAATTCAGCAGCAAATACCTCAGATGCATGTAGTTTACCTTTTGGTACTGGATGTCGGGTAATTAGGATATTGAAGTCCACATCCTCATTACCGAAACGAACATCAGGGATGATTAGGTTACGGTCTTGATTCTTAAGGTAATTAACCCAAATGTTTTCATCAATCGCACGACCTACTTCTGTACCTAATAGTTGTTGGAACTTACGAGGACTCATCCAAGTACACGAGTCAATATGTTTTTGACATAAAGCATTCCATTCATCTAAGTCTATGTCAGACCTATTAAGCTTAAGGTACACATAATCAGTAGCATCAATAATCTTATCAGCTAAAGATAAATCTACAAACTTATCCACTTCCTTCACATCACGATCATCAAAGTTCTCTCCGAACACTTGACGTGCTGCCTCTTTAAGGATACTTGCATAACGATCAATTTCAAATGCTTGACCAACCTCTTTTAAAGCTTCTTGTAATATAACTGCTACTGTATCTTTACCTGCCCCAGCAAGTCCAATTAACCCGACTTTATAACTCATTAAGCATGCTCTCCTTCGTAAATTTCTCGCATATGTTCAAGTTCAACTTTCTTCTGCATAGCGTAACCATCAACACAACCATACAACATTAAACAGCCTCGGAAGTGGTGATTGCCCTGCCAACCTTTATATGGCTCGTCATGTACATAACATGCACCAACCACTGCTGCAAACTGTTTACGACCTGTCATAGGTAATTGACGTTCTGCATAAGCATACATTTGTTGATGTCCCATTACGAAAGATTCACCAACTGTCTTAAGACGTAGATCAAGATTACCGCCTAGTGGCTTACCCGTGTTCACGTTAATCACGTAGTGTACAAAGTGAATACCACAAATGTTATGTGGTTTTAAGAACGGGATAACTTCCCAACCATAATCGTGAAATGCTAATTTATCTGTACCAATCAGACCTTCAAACTCTGGATGAGTCTTAACAAAACGATCAATACGATCTTCATGATTACCTAACACCACAACCTTACGTGGGTTATAACCTTTAACAGATCGGATATAATCTTCAATGATACCTAGTGCTTCATCACCTGCCTCAATATCTAATACGAATCGACGACCTTCTGCACTAAGTTGTCCCTTATCATATGTGCTTAACGATGCCATATCGTAGTGATCACCAATCTGTACAATAATGTCAGGTTGTTTAAGTTTGATATAGTTTGCAATCCAGTGGATATAGTCAAGACTAATACCTTGTTTAACCTGAGTATCACCAATTACAAAGATTGTAGGCTTACGTGGCTTCAATGCTACACTCTTGTCAACACGATGAGCTAACTTCTGAATGTTATCTCGAATAGTTCGATCAGAAATACCTAACTCTGTAGCAATCTCTGAGCTAGTTAGACCTTGAAAGTGCATACGAAGGGCACGTTGTTTCCATTCTTTTAAACTGCTGAATACTACTTTAGACATAAATTACTCACCTTTCTGTTTACGTTGTTTAACTACTGCTCGTGCTTTTCGTGCTGCTGCATTTCGCTTCACACGCTGAGCTTCTTTCTTCTCATCGGCTGTTTTATGGCTCGGGTAAATCATAGTCGTTGGATGTGCATCACAATAATCATAATAATTAAGTAGATTCTGCAACCAATCTCGGATTGCTGCATGCTCTTTAGACTTACTGCCCCAAGAACCTACTGCATTAATTACCTTACCTTCACCAGCGTTACAAGAACGATGAAGTGTACCTCGTATTAAACCTGTCACGTGGTCATGGTCCACTGCGTAATCTGAATCTCTACCCATCTTAGTAAAGTCAATCGGCTTATGACATAGTAAACACTTCTCACCTTGCTCTTTATAGAGCTTCATAGCGATAGGTCTTAGTTGACCTCTGGAAATCTTACGTGCTGTCATGCGTACTCTCCAATACACTTCCAGTTCAATCCTTTATGTACTAAACGTATCGTCGTTGGAGAAACGTTAAACTTTAAACCTAAAGCTTTAGCACCGTTCTCAGGACACCACGCTTTATAGTTCGCACGAATATATTTAACCTGCTCTACGGTCAACTTAGTCATACCGTGCTTTAATCCTTTTGCCTGTCTATTACGAGATACCATATCATTCGAATTATCTTGTGCAGTACCTGTTTCCAAATGCTCTGGATTAATACATCTAGGGTTATCGCATTTATGTCTAATTAGTAGACCCTTAATACTATCATAAGGTACTTTATTATGGTCACAATATACTACACGGTGCATTAAACGAGTTACACCAGTAACTTTACACATAGTATAACCATCCCGATTACCACGTCTTCCGTGATCAATACAAGGAGTCTTCATCAGGTTCTCTCCTCCAAATTCGTTCGTGATAACAATCTTCTAAGAAGTGTAAGTTATCTTTAGATAATTCATGTTCCATTAGATATTTATAAGCACTATCTTCCCTATTACGTAGCAACCAAAGCGCCTCGGCTTCTGGTATCGGGTTTTGATCTATGGCTCTATATGCATCTAATACCAAATTAACCGCGACCACCTCCTCCTTAACATCTTTAAGTAAGGCTAAAGCCGCTGCTTCTCCACAGGATTTTCCGTTTAGTTTAATCAACCCTTTAACATTATCCGCGACATCCCCCATAATCATCTGTGCTAAAAAGAAACGAGTACCCTTACCAACGATTTTAGATGCAGGTTTTAAACTTGGTGTCAACCATTCTTTCTTAGCAATCCATCCAAAACGATCACCTTTAAGTAGCGTTTCAAATTTACCTTCATCCATGTTATAGGATTTGTGTGGGGATATTTGCAAATCTTTATCCGCACTTACTAAGATACCGTTTTGATAATGGTAATGATCAATCATTAACGCATCATCGGCTTCAATATCATAGTGGCTGAACACCTTGATCGTAGGATGATCTTTGAAATAATCAGGTGCAATATTGCGTAATTCTTCTAAGTTAGCAGGTTTTTGTTTACCTTCTCGGTTTCCTTGATAAGGTTTAACTGTGTTCAATAAATGACGTCCGTTCTTAGCACAGCCTGTCGGAGTTAAATGAACTCGTGCAGTTGTCGCACCTGTTAAGAACATCTTTTCCTGAATAGCAATCTCGAAGTTATTAAGAATAGTTTGCATCTTACGATACTGAGTACATACGTAGTAGCAGTCGCTATCTCCATCATGTAATAACACATCTCCTTGATGACCTGCTTTGTATGCATCCACTTTAGAAATACTGTCGGAGGTTACGCCAAAGCGTGCTAGAATATTATTCATCCCAACGTCCATAATGTTTATTAACAAATTCTAACTCAGAAATCAATCTCTGACGTTTAGCATAGAAGCAGTGATGATCAAAGAAGTAATTCTCCTTCCGAATATCTATACCAATAGTACGTTCTACTGATATGTAATCCATACGTTGCGCTAACTGTTGGTTCAATATCGATTCGGCATGTTGTTTCATCCAATGTGTTGATCGATTATCATGACTAACAATTACAACACGTCTGTCAGGGTATTTAACTAAATACTCAGCAGCCTTTAGGATCATACGAGTTGTACGACCTGTTGCACGGTTACTCTCAACATTTAAACTCATTCACACTTCTCCCCACAGTAATGACAAGTTCCAGTATAAGTTGCTACTAATCCACAATTAGGACAATTCATTGGTGTTGCTGGTTGAAAGTCTTCATCTTCGATATAAGTGTACATGTAATCTCCTAGAGGTTGCCTCCCGAAGGAGGCTTATAATTTGGTTGTAAGTAGACTTAAACGGCTGGAACTGCTGGGATGTCTGCTACGGGAACTGCTGGAATATCTGTCTTATCTTCCTCAACATGTTGGTCATTAGGGTCTGAGTCTTCCACCTCAGCCTCAAGTGCTGGTAAATCCTCACCTTGACTAATCAACAATAGGTCGATTGGTGAACCTTTAAAGTTAGTAGCACTACGGATTTTCTCTTGGATGAAGTTCTTACTTTTCTTCTCGACAACCTCATTACCATTTGCATCCTTAGTTTTCTTATCATACTCACCTTCAATGTAGATAGAATCCCACTGTTCCTTAGTAGGTGCATCCCACAAGAACAATTGATATTCCTCTGCTGGAGTATCTGCTACACCATCCTTACCTGCTTCATACATAGCGCCAGTCATTGCATTAGCAATTGGCTTCTGTAGTTGAGAGAAGTCGTAAGTGTTATATTCCTTACCATCTTTACCTTTCTCAATACCAATTGATAATAAGTAAATGCTACCAAGTTTCTGTACAAAGTGTGTTGCATCCTTAGCATAGTTTAATGCGTTGAAGATTTTAACAGCCCCAGCTTTTTCGTTTTGGTGTAACGCAATGTCAAAGCGTGTACGAATCTTTTCAAGTTTACCGTCTTGTACGTATGGTTCTTTTGTACCATCAGGGAGAGTACCAATACCTGCAAGGATGTGGAATCCTAAAGAAGCAGTCTTAGCTGGTTTCTTAGGTTGACCTTTGAATGGTTTCTGTTTCTGAATACCATGATCAATGTATTGTGTGAACTGTACAATTGCTGTACCTTCACCTAACAGACGTTTCTCAAAACCACCTGATGTAGTTTCCGTCATGTCTAATTGTACTTTACCTGCTTCGATTGCTGCTGCTGCTTGTGCTAATAATGCGTTCATACTGATACTCCTAAAATTTCATAAAGATCGTCAATTGTAATCGTGATGTAGTCCACTGGTCTAGCCACTGGAACTGACTCGTATCGTCTATATTTACTTCGTTGTGGTAGCGGTACTCTTACCGAACCTGTTTGACGTATTAATGTTAAACAGTGCTTTAAGCGCTCACCGCTAAGACTGTTTAGATAGAACGTCTTTAACGCATATTCTATGACTTCATTAAGTAACATCTACCTTATCCATCATGTTAATTCCGTACTCCGCTGCTGCTGGGAACGGTGTTGTATCGTATCGCCACTCTTTCAATGCTGGGATAATCTCAGCCATATACTTAGGTGTTGATTCCATAATTTCCTGTACGAGTTTACCGTACTCATTCGCTAAAGATTCGGTCGCACAATCGAGATATATAGCATCATGCACAGTATTGATAGGTAACACCAAACCGCCAGCGAAGTTCCGAGCAATAAGTTCTCTAATAACCCGACCGCATGCCGCTTGAACGATAAGCGAAGCTTCTCCTTGACAGAAGTAGTTCGCAAGCTGTGTATCTTTATAATCATATTTCTCACCTACGCCTTTAACATATTTGGGAAATTGACGGAAGCTATAGCAGGTTCCACTGTTAGCTTTAAAGAATCCACGTCGGAAGTGTTTCCATACACCATTAACGAGTTCTGATTCCATCGGGACTGTGAGTCCGTTTTGTTCGACTTGCGGACGTACAACTCGTTCAGCGTATGTGGAAGACTCTGGAAATAACTTACGCTCTGTCTCTTTAAATTGCTCAGCCTCTTCAAGTGAACATCCTGTTGAGAAGCTAATGCCCATAGCGGAAGCCCCGTATTGGTTAGCGAATGCACGAGGCTTAATATCGGTACGTAGTTGTTTATATTTCTTGTGTTCAGGATGAGACTTATCATGACACTTCTCAAACACAGTTGCATAATCTTCTCCTAGAGCACCTGCTAACCGATAGCAGTGCATGTCTGTACCGTCAATCAACTGTTGAAGTAAGTTCTTATCTCCTGAGATACTAGCTAATGCTACGACCTCAAGTGCTGAGTAATCGACCTCAACTATACGTCCTTCTTTACCAAACCGAGATTCAAACATCTGTTTAACTTTCGATGTACCGTCTCGTGGTATGTTCTGCATATTGGGTCGAGAACCTGATAAACGACCTGTAATGGTTGCACAGTTGTTTAATTGGTGATGGATGATTCCATTAGGTTCAACATATTGAAGCATACCAGACTGCTTACCCTTATCATCTTCAACGAGATAATACGTCGTGGTATCTTTGATTAACTTCTTCATGTCACGTAACGGCTGTGCTGCTTCTGTGAACTTAGCTACTAAGTCTAAAGCATCATCACCTGTTGAATATATAGGAGTACCACAAGCTGCATGTACACGCTTACCTTTGAACTCTGCACGATCACCTGTGAACTGTTCGGATACATGTTTAGGTAATTCATTGAAGTTTACCAAGCCTTCAAAGCGGTATGTTCCTTTACCCCACTTAAGCTTCTCCACACCAGAATCAATCTTAAATGTTTTAGGTAATCCCTTATTACGTCCAGCTTTATACTTAGTAATAACCCCACCACGTTCGATCTCACAGTCTTCAATCTTATTGATCGTGTCAGGTTCTAAGTATTCTACTGTACCATCATCCCGTGTGAATTGATAAACCTCAATCTGTTCAAATTTAGGAGGATCATAAGAAACTTTCTTATCATAGGTAATAGTACCACCAAATAAGAACGCACTCATATGATAACCAGAGGTGAATGAGAACTCTAACTCATCAGGTAAATCTTTCGGTAGATAACTACGAACATCTTCTTGCAACTCTGCAATACGTTTGTACTGTTCATCCATGTTCTTCTTAGCTACATCCATGTTTACGTACAAGCCGTTATACGTTGAGATAGCATTAAACAATAAACTATCCATACGCATCTTAGCCATTTCATACATACCAACTTCTTGCATGTACGCCACCTGAGCAAAACATACTCGACGTGTATTCGCTACGTCACCGCTATGCTCATCAGCTAAGTATTCCATTAACAATGCTTGGTCGATTTCAGAAGTCTTGTAACCTTGTTCCCAAAGTAACTTAACCGCATCAATCTTTTTAGTACCACCGTACTTAACAGCACAATCTTCAAGCTTAGGATACATTTCAGTTTGATGTGTAATTAAGAACTCTGCATATTGCGTACAGAATACACGACCACCGTTATTTAAGAATTTTTTAATAAGTTCAAACTTAGTTGCAAGTAACCAATGTAACTCAAAAGATAAGTTATGTGCTACTAATACCTTAGAGTTTAATAAGTCTTCATCAAATGCTGTAGATGCTACCCATTGATCAGGTTCCGTATAATATTCAGATTTAACTAAACCATTATCACACGCCCAACCAGCAGCTACTACATAGTTCTCAGGGCAATGCGGACTTGCTAAAGAACCACAGTACTCATAGTTCTCCACCTCAAAATCTAGAATAATCCAATTATGTTTCATGCATATTTACCTTTAAGTATATTTGTAAGAAGAAGTATAAATAAGAATACTATAATATTACTTATGTATATTATTATAGTTATATTTATAATATTTAATATCATATTTATATCTCCTTCTATTAGTGTAACTTCAAATAACTAACTACTAAATCAGTTACTTACAGTACTCAATTAACGATTAATTAGGAACAATACTATAGATATAAACAGTAGTGTTTGTTGCCACCCTTCAAGAGCATTCCACCATTCAAGCATCAGGTTCATCCTTATCTTCACGTACTCGAACCACTTTAGGTAATCGTAATGCCTTACCTGTACTTGATTCTTGAAGTGCTTTAACTTCCCAAACCTTACCTACTGGATTCCATTCTGACAACGCAGTGGGATGTTCTAAAGCTTCATATTGGCTTGTGAGTGCTTTACGTCTTTCATCAGTCCATCCTTTACCCAAGTCTGCGGAGAACACATTGCCCTTATAAGAGAATTTAAGCTTAGCAATTTGACCTGCACGTTTACCTTTACCATACTCAACTCCTACACAAAGTAGATCAAGATGAAGACCACGAACAATCTTCATTGCCCGATAACCTTTATGACCAGCTATCCAATCAAGGTCCTGCTTAAACACAGCACCTTCATGACCTAACTTAATATGTGTATCAGCGTACTGCTCAGCATCTTCTTTAGAACTAATGATTGCATTATCTACACGGTATAGACTACATTGAGCAATTTCTAAGATGCGTGATAACTCCGCATAGCGGTCAGTATAATAACGCACAGAACCGCCAGCTAAGAACTCATCAAAGTGCAAGTAGTCATGTAACATCACATAGGATTGATCCATTGCCGCTATATCGGCTGTTCCCCACTCTGCCTTACGGTTGGTACTTACTAGACCAGAAAGTTCCTCTAACGTGATTGTAGGCGCAATTAGCTCACCTATGTAAACACCATCAGTTAAACCATAGATGCTCATAAAGTAGTCGGTCTCATAAAGCTCTCGGTAGTATTCCTTACCTGTACGGCTGTAAGCTTTAGGCAGACCATTATGAATAACGATAAGAATATAAACACCATCGTATTTAATCTGACCAATTAAAGGGTATTCAATCTTACTCTCGGGTACTTCATCAAAGTGTTTGACAAGTTGCACAGGGTTCTTAGTCTTAGCTAAGTACTCTTCAATTAGATCATGACTCATACGTTTGGAACCTCTGTCTTGTTAGCGAACGGTTGACGAATAAGCTTACGAACAATATCAGCATCTTGTTCATTAGCCCAATAGAAGGCAGTACCAGCCTCAATGTTACGCACTGCATGTAGACGCGCACACTGGTAGACTGCGTTCTTACTAAAGCTTACACCATAGAAATCACCAGTATGTTTACGTCCATCTTTAATAGGTGCTGGTACTTTATGTCCAAAGAAATCAATGTACTGCTTAGCGATACGGAAGATACCACTCTCAATACCACCGTAACTTAAACAACGAGGATTTTCAATCCGTTGCCAATCCTGTTGAATCTGATTGAAAAGCTCTAAGGTCTCACCTGCTCGGATAGCCTCGAACACTTTTTCAGGTGTAAGTGGAACCTCTAACGAGAAATGAGTATCATGGTAATTCTGCTCTGCGATAGTAACAACACCTGCTAATTGATGCCATACACCCACATAACTATGTCCTATAACTATATCAGAACCACCTTTTAAACGTGTAGCGATAACTCGTTGTTCTTGTTTCATTTCCTTAACCTCTTGTTTACCTGCTTTAAATAGTACAAAACGATTCGCATTGTAGAATGTACCGAACCCATTATCTAATCCGATTGTATTATCTCGGACTATTGTGACTGTGTAAACTCTACCATTACGTAGAGTTTCACAACCAAAGGAGTTACAACAACGAACTTGATCACCAACTTTAAATCTATTCATAATCATTTCCAAGTGTTTAAGTCAGGGTTAAAGAATGTCTCAGCCTTGAGATACGATTTCTTACCTGCACGTTTAAGTTTATTCTTCGGTGTACTGATACCACGTTGGTACTCAATATCCTCTGTAGGTTGCATCCAAGCACCACCAAAGATGGCTAAGTCAAGTGTAGTTTGTACACCTGTTTTACTATTCTGCAATGCAGATAGTGGTGGGAATAACATGTCCATACCCTCAGCACTAACCTGAATACTTCCGATATGAATCATCTTATGAATCGCTGCGAACTGTCGCATCGTATCCCATACCGTTTCTAACTGCTGCACATCGTTAGCAGCTTGAGCACCTACACAGCGAATACGTCCAGTCATGTCTGTGATTACACAAAACGGTTTATGTTTACTGATTAACTTATTAACATCAGCAGTTGTTGCACCGTGAATATTCACTAATCGAATAGCATCAATACGTCCAACTACTTTCTTATAAGCTTCACGTAAACCATCACCACCTAACTCTTTACGCATTTCGAACAGCTTACTGCTATCAACACCAAGCACTGTACTATATACACGAGGCATAATGTCCTCTGCTGTACCTTCATTAATCAAGTACAAGACAGGCTGGAACTCTGCCTCACCAGCTTCTACCAAGTCCTTATGCTGTACTGCAAATGACTTAGCAATCGCACAGAATAATGATGTTTTACCTGCGTTGGTAGGCATAGCTAATGCAATGTTCTTACCAGCAGTAGCACCTTTAAGATCATCACAGATAACGTCAGGTAAACAATCGAACTTATAACCACTATCGTCAGCAGATAAGTCAATTAACTCTGCAATATCTGTATCACACCATAGCGCTTCTACTTGCGTTGTAACGCGTTGTTTGTGTGTTTGGGTAGCTACCTCGAGCTCACTTGCTAAATCGATCTCCTCACCACTCTGGAAGCGTTTTAAGATCATACCAACTTCGCCTTCATATCTTAGTACTTCAAGTTGATCGCAAGTATTCTTGATAATATCCTCACTCACAGGCTTACGTAACAAAGTAGTTAGCGCAGCCATAGCAGTGATTTGTTCTTTCGTCATGTTACCTTTAAGTTTCACCAGCGTATCAAATGCAGACCAATCTACATATTGATGTTCTGGATACTCCTTAAAGTAAACACCAAACCAATCCAGTAATCGGACTGTGTTAGCGTCTAACATATCTTTAGGTACAGACGTATAAAGAAGATCGAAACGCTTCTTATCACTCAGTGCATGTAACACATTCCGATCAATTGGTTCACGGTCAGACATAAAATTTCCTAATTAGTTCAATGCTTTATATACTTGGTTTACAGTAATTGTTTGTACCCAATGTGGGAAATCATCATCACGGTTGGCTTCATAAGCATTACAATTTGTCCAGATACACACTGGTTCATTAGGTTTAATAACGCTAGTTGGTTTAGAACTGTAATGCGGTTCATACACTAACCCTTTGGAATGTAACACAGAAATTAACTGATTACATTCGGCATGTGTTTTAGGTACAACACGAAGGATAGCCATTAATTAAATACCTCCGAGTCAAGTACACCATGTTCTTTCCAGTGGTTAAAGGCGTTGATGAAGTCATCAGGAGATTTAGCATCATAACTATCTTCTGTCACGATGTTACGACTACCATCTGCATTCGAGCTTGGACCATCTGCACCTCCGAACGCAGGGTGTCGATATAAAACCTCCCACCAAATCTCTACGTTAACACCATCAGAACCATAAGGCATAAAAGTTTTAAATTTTGTATTATCTTGGCTATTTAGGAAGTCTACAATAACCTTGTGTTGTTCAGCGTTTACGTCAATATTAATACCGTTGTATAACATCAGATTTCTCCAAATAATTGTTTGATTTCGTTAGGTTTTAAATCCTTTGGATCATACCCATCAGGGATATTTACCCGTAAATAAGGTACGCCAAAAAGACTAAGACGATTACTAATAAGCCTTTCAGCAGTTTGTCCTGCAATATCGCCATCCAATGCAAGAACTGGCTTACGTGATGATAAGAAGTTAAGTTTTTCATCTTCAAAATTAGTTCCTAGTAAACACATTGCACTGCAACCTGAGTAGTGTTTTATCTTCATACTTGAAAACAAATCCTCAGTAACAGCCACAGGCTCTCGTGTATCGAATTGATTTTTGCCTTGCAAGTACACAAAGCTCTTAGGATTTTCTTTATAGTATTTGTACCACTTCATAGGCGAGACACCAGTACAATCTCTACCGATGTCAACACCTTCGAAGCTAAATACTAACCGATCGTCCTCTAAATTATACATAGGTCTATATGGCTGTAGAATCGTCGTAGAGACACCTTTGCTTTGGAGTAGTACAACCATACGGCTGTACTTACTTTCGTGCTTCTCCGCTAATTCTGTAAGCGTACATAGCTGCTTATAGTTCAAGAAGTGCTTAATAACAGGTGCTTGAACTAACGTCTCCCTAGCTAAGTGTGTCTTCCAGACCTTACCACCTTCATGACAACGATGACACCAACATGACCAACTGTCTAAGTTGTTGTAAACATCCATTGCTTTAGTCTGCTCTGCTCCGTGATATACACGACGCTTCTGACCTAATGGTACAGCCCTTGATTGATCCAGCCATTCACTGCTATGAAGCATCTCCTTTCACCTTACGTAATTGACTAGGGTATGTGAAGCGTTCACAAGTTACGTCGCTACCATCAAATTTTACATATACATGAAGTTCTAAATCCCCTGTGTCGTCTGTATGCACGATAACACCTGTATCACCTTCACTAAAGTAATCTCTATCAAAACCTATTAAGTTTTTAACCTGAACACGTTGACCTATAACACAATTCTTACGCTTCATATTTAAACTTCCTCCAAGTTTAAATGTGAACCCCAATCATCTAACATACTATCTTCAAAACGCACACGTGTAGATAAATTACCCCACGCATTATAGTGTGCAGGTTCCTTAGCACTCACCACACCTATGCGACCATAGGATTCTTCTTCAAATAAATTACCATTAGGGTTATTCGCAACTCGAACACGCATACCTACTTTAACTTTACCGAATTTCATCCGACTACCCTCACTAAAGGTTTAATAAATTTTGGTATATTACCAAATATGATCTTGTTGTCGAACTTAACCCAAACCTTAGTCTTAGTTAGTTCTACTACTGTACCTTTGTCACCACGACATATCAGCTTTGCACTAGAGTCGCTACTTCGATAGACACGATCACCCACATTATATTTATGCCCACGCATTTCGTTTAGCCTCACGTTTAGAGCGACGATCTAGCTTACGCTCTTTTACAATATTCTTACGTTCACGTTGTTCACGCTTACGCTGCTCATAGTTAGTTAGTTCTTGAAGCTCATCAACATAAGCTTGTGTAACACTATAACCTTTAATTGACATGTTCTACCTATTAACGAAAGTGATTGATGATAGCCTTAAGAGTAATTAAGAACTTCTTAAACAGTGATGTCTTTACACCGAATGTACGTAACTCAATGTACTCATTAACTGTTATATCCTTACCCGCCAACTCCGACAACGTTTTAGAATAATCTGTTAATTCTGGACCTTCAAAGATATTTAGTTTACCTACATGTCGATAGATGTTTCGAGTTTTAATTGTAAGTGGAGTCCCAATCTTAGCTTGTACAAAACCATCATCAGTAACACACACAGTAGCAACGTTACCTTTAACTCGAATACCTTTAGGATTATCTGGGTCATGTTGGTTCATAACTTTCCTTTGGCATCATGTAACGTAACGCAATACCACAGTCCGCTAACACTTTCTTAGTAGCTTTAAAGTGTTCAGGTGAATAGTTAGCAACACAGAAATCAGGATATTTGTTTTCAGTAGTCATATTATTTAGCTCCTTTTACTTCTACAGCAAAATGTTTAGGTGTGCCATGTTTACTAACATACTCATTGAGTTCTTTGTTAAGTAACTCAGGTTTAAATACGGCTAGGTATGCAGCTTGATATAACGCAGCGAATGGGATAAATAGGTCCTCACCTTGTTCACGTAACAGCATTACACCGTTAAGATGTTGTTGTGCTAAGCGTAACAATAACGCACTTGGTTTAATACCTAAGCGAATTAAGAAGCTGTTTGTTGTAGGTTCAAAGCACCAACCACGTACCGTACTCTTACCTACACGAACATGGTCCGTAGGTTGTTGGTTGTAAGTAAAGCTGCCATTTGCAGCGTGGATATTATTACCTTTCATATGTAATGTGCTGAACTCACCTACTAACACAGCACGGAGTACCTGCTCTACTTTATGGTTGTAGATAGGATTACCGTTCCACGCTACGTTATCAAATTTACCAACAGGGTAAGCATTACGTTTAGTCATTGTATAACTCCTTTAGAGTTGTTGAGAATATTAGAATACTTACTAACAGCATCCATGTAGAATGCTGCTATAAATATACTTAATTATTAGCTACCGTAATTGTTATAGGTAGGTCCAGTTTAATTAACTCTGTGCGTAACTCCGCAGCTAAGAGAATAACTCTTTCTGGAAGTACATAATTTGAGTTGTTCGTCACACTGTGACCGTGTACATAAGTTTGTTCCTTTGGCTTAATTGCTTTAGACACTATTAGTTACTCCATTTAGGTAGTTAGCTAAGCGGGTAGCTGGTCCTTTTGTACGATAGAACGCTACCACACGTCCGTCAGTAGTCTTTACAGACCAACCATGTAGATGACTACCGAACACAACTAAGTTTGGATTCTGGTACTTACCGTGCTGATATAGAACACGTCCAGTCTGCACATCAACAACCTTACCGATTGCATTATGCAGTACAGTCCCAGCGCCTACTAATTCAAAGTCATGGGCAGATACCGCACCTTGTGGGTAAATAACATAACCGATACAACCACTTTCTTCTAACCAATCAGTACCGTCATCATCCATATAGAACAGACGAATCGGTGTGGTCTTATCTTTGTACTGTTCAATAACTTGTTGAAGTCTTACGTCCATAACATCACCTTAATTTACTTTCAGATAACCAGCTAAGCACTGGTATCGCTAGAATGAAATAGAATAGAATAATAACTTTCCACTTATTAGCTATAGGTAGCGCCAATATAGAGAAACACAGCGCTGCACCTATAAAGTAGTGGATCACAAACAACCACTCAAGTATGCTCATGTTCTTCCTTGTTAGGATTAGCTAACCATTCATATGCAGACAACACCGCATACGTTAAACAGAATAAACCAGTTGTAAGTACGTTATTCACTACACTACCTCCTACAAATACAACACCACTGATTACAGCGCTCACAGCGCCACCAAGTCTTAGATATGTAGAAAGTATTCTTCATAGTCCACATTGCCCCATATAACCTAACATATACGCTTTAGCAACACGAGTACGACCTTGTTTCAATGCACGATAACCTGCACACTCGTCTAGTCTTCGTGTTGTTTCAGCTCGTTGATCTTCACAGAAAGTACCCTTATCTTTAAAGTACTCTACTTGCCCCACAGTATCGTGGTACATTATAAAGAATACTTGCATAGCCAACACAATGTCTTTATTAGCTAAAGCAAACTCATAACATCGTTTAGCCATTAGGCAGTTAAGATAGCGCTCATCTTCATACTTAGTTGTGCCACGACCAAGCTCGTAAGCAAAGGCGTGATCATGATCATGTACAGCACGGTACAGTAAGTTTACTTGTGGGCTTAAATATAACTTATCTGCATCGTTAGCACCGCTATACACAAGGAAAGGTGAACCAAAGTTATGAGCGCATAACCACATGGCATGTACTTGTTTACCCGTACTAGGGACTTCTTCCGCATTAGCTGAATAGTGTATAGGGTACTGTCCTTGTTGTAATAACAAGGTCTCTTCAAGACACTGTGCAATTACAACCATAATAGGTTCGACACCATAGATTATATGTGACATATTAACAATCCTTACAGATAAAATAAGATAAGAAGCATCCAGCAGCGATACATAAAGAGAATACAAAGACTTGTTCAAGTATTGTCATTTAAAGCGCTCCAAATGTTTGAGAAAGTCATTATCGTTTAATATCTCATGATCTAACCAATCATCCGAATAGCTAGGACTGAGTGTCCGATAATCTTTCCAGTCTGTATGGATAGACGACTTAAGCATAACAACCTTAGACATTTGATAAGGTACAATCTTCACAGTAACCCATCTAGGTATGTGTGCATGTGATTGGTAGTCGTATTTACGATCCGTCATAGTGTTTGCCTTTTTTTTGTCGTGCTACAATTTCAGCTAATATAACAACAAGTGTAGCTAAACATACACCGTACCAGAAGTGATAAGGTAATCCTAAGAACATGTGTCACCTACCTTAAGCAATTCAGCTTCAAGTTTAGCTTGTAAGTACTCTACGCAACGTTCAGCTAACGCCTTACGTTTAGGGTTAGCCCATCGGTTATGGGCATTATAGAACTCTTCTCGACCTCCTACAGGGTATAACCACGTACCTTCGGGATTCTTTAACTTCTCCCACATTTCATCAATAAACCAATCAGGATAATCACTAAAGAATGTGTTGCATAAACCACTAATTGCATGCACCATCTTTTTAGTGATAGGTAACTGCACGTGTATACCATCTTGTGCTACAACATAATTCCAATTCACTAACGCTTCTTTAAGTTGTGCAATAGTGTCTTGCAGTTGTTTAATAGTAGGTTCCATATTAAGCCTCTACTTCAAGTTGGTTTAACAATGTACGCAACTCTTTGGCTGCACCCGCTTTACCCTCAATATCCACGCCTTTGTTAATCGCTTTATTGTACTTGCTAATAAGCGCAGCCACTTGAGCATGAACATCGAAAGTCGTTAACAGGTCTGGTTCAGGTTTAAAATCTACCCAATGGTTAGCAATAGCACCTACTTCATCATAGGTTTTAGATTTATCTTTAGCGAACAATCGACCTTGTTCAATAGCGCTTTTATCCGCTTTGTTCTCACGGTCAAGCATACGTACATTACCATACGCTAACGCCCATTCACAGAATGCTGCTTTACGTGAACCTTTAGGCATAGCCTGAACTAGCTTATCCAACAAAGTGCTATCACCATGAGCATCACAGTGCTTAAGACAACTTACACCAGCAACATGAATATCGTTGTCTAATTGCTTACCACGTTTAGAGATAGACGCGATTGCTTTGTTAATATCTTCAACAGTAATTAATAGATTCATAGTGTTCACCTTACGGTAGTTGTGTTAAATAACCTTATTAACATGGTCGGCTATACCAACCATGCTGTAAGATTACTTGTCTTCAATCAAGAACCATCGGATTGCATAGTCAAACGCATAACAGCGACAGCCCTCTGCATGCTTTTCTTTAAAATAGATTTCACCTTTACCAAACATATCTTCCATATTCGGATCAGCAATAGCTACTGTATTCACCTTCTTAGAGTCGGGGAATCTCTGCAAATACTCTTCTGAGCTATACAGTACAGCACCTTCTACTAAGTCTTCCTTAGTGATCTTACGTAGTTTAATTTCTTTAGACATAATGTACTCCTTAGTACGTGGTTAGAAAGATTTATAAGCGTTGTATCGATTGCAAGTGCAGCCAATACAACTATATAAATCCTTACGGAATTATTAAAGACTTAACGCCTTAAAGCCTAGTTCGATAAGAGCTTACTACTTGTGTAATAAGTTTATCCTTAAAGGACTTAGTACATCCCTCTAATATCGGCTAGAGGACGGGATTCACCGCTCAGGTAATTTGTTCTGGCTTACCTTACACCGCCTATGTAGCACATTACATCATTAACGGCTTGCTACTGCCTTACGATTCACCTTTAACATCTACCTCTTAGAAGCTTCTGTCTCTAGCCTAGCTCGTTTGCTATGGTTGTCATCTTAATCATTAAAGATTCTAATGTCAACACTTAATTTCATATTTATTCAATTTAATTCTTATCAGTGTACTAGCTATTAAACTAGTACAAGGCTACCGAAGTCATCCATGATGTACATTTCAAACTCAGTACAGATACCATCGTAAACTCGTTGATTAAAGCTATGTGTTACCCAACTATAAGAAGCCGAACCATACCAATAAGAATGAGATAGTAAACGTATCATAGTGTATTACCTTGTTGAGTTAGTACACTGATAAGAACTAAGATAATTCTAATTAGTGTATCAGCCATTAAGCCGATACCTTAGTGATTATATATCTACCATAACTTAAGTTGTCTTGAAGATACTTTAACTCTGAATCAGTTAAATCACTGGCTTTTGATTCATCAGTATAAATATTACCGAATGCTAAACCTTCGTCCGTCCGAACTACCCAAGCCTTACGACCTAGCCAATCTTTCTCGTCAGAGTTTCTAGCTTTAAGTACATATTGAATCTGAACTTTCATATGCTCACCACTGGATTGATTGATACACTAATTAGAACTATCTGAATAAATACTTTAAAGAGTAACTCAAGGACTCGTCATCGCCTGGTATGAGTGCATAGTAATACGTTAGAATTTATACGTCAAGCACTTTCTATAAATAATTTATTCATGTGATCATAAATTAATCAATACTAATACTTCTATACTTAGTACTATACGTTTTCAGGGGTAGACTAAGTTATTAATATATATAGATAATATTTGAAGTTACACTACTAGAATAGAATAGAATAAGAACTACAATAAACTTCTAATATTTATTAATATAAGAATATAACTATAGAACTATCTATATAAGTACTGATAAGAACATATAGATAAGAACTATATAAGAAAGTAATAAGAATATAGATATAAGAATAGTGATAAGAGCTATGATAAGGATGATAGGAGGTAAGCACTAAGATATAACTATGTATAGAGATATAGAGAATACATATATAGAGCGAATGCATAGAAAGACAATAGAATGACATAGAGGCAAAACAATAGAGGCAAGCTCCCGAACCAATATAGACGTTCAGAGAAAGAACCTAGAACCTTCCTATAGACGTTGATAAGTGTAGTTGATAAGTAATCTCTACCGATCCTCCTAGTGATACTCCCAGCACTGTACACTCTCCGAGTGATGTTCTATATAAATATATTAAGAAAGGTATAGACAACTGATAAGATAGTTGATAAGATGCATTCCATAAAGTTGATAAGGAATAATCCAATGAATGCAGATATGATCGTTCTAATCGTTCTATGCATAATAGTTCTAAACATGATGCTATATGTATATCTAATGAGTGAATAAGCTTAGAGATAAGAATCTTGATAAGGACTCTTGATAAGAGAGTTCCTAGAAATTCCTCAAGAAAGAGGGTACAGGGGGTAAACGGGACGGGTTAGGTGGGAGA